CAACAAGCAGATTCGTCATGATGGCAATCCTTTCGTTGGCTGGCAACTTGGCAACTGTGAGGTGTTCACCGATGTGAACGGCAACATCAAAGTTCGCAAAAATGAGGCCGACAAAGCCGCGAAAGTTGACGGAATCATTGCTATGATTATTGCCATGCACTGTTCTTTGGATAATCCTTTTGTAAATTCTTCTTTCGGTTTCCGCAGTTTCTAAGTAGAATCATCAAAAAAGTGGGGTAGAACATGGGAATTCTGGATATTTTCAAGCGGAAAAATACCGGTCTCAATGAGGCCAACGTAGTGCTTGGGCAACTGCAACTCGGTAACCAAGTCATCTACGGAACGGCGAACAAAGGCCAAACTGCCCAACAACTTCTCTACGTCACCACCTCAAGCACCACCGTTGCGGGTCGGGTGCTGGATATCTCTGCACTAACCCGTAACTCCACCGTCATGGCTTGCGTAGGGGCCAAGGCTCGGTCTTTGGCTCAATGCTCTATTAGCATCATGTCCAAGAATGATGACGGCACTTTTGTGGATGCTTTGCGCGACGAATCGGTAGGCGCACGGGATAAGGCAAAAGCCAAGCAAGTTCTCAATCTGTTGCAAAATCCCAACAACTTTCAGAACCAATATGAGTTCTGGTACCAGTGGTGTATGTGGCAAGACTTGGCTGGTGAGTCATTTACTCTTTGGTGGCGCAAAGACCAGAAAGACCCCAACCTTACTCCCATAGAGATGTATAACCTCGACGCTACCTTGATTACGGTAGTGTTAACCCCTACCCGCTACCCCCAGTACCGGCTTTCGACTCCATCTTATGGATTCTCCAAAGATGAGCCGCTGGACTATCACCAAGTGATGCATATCAAAGAGGCGGCTTGGCAGGGCTCCTCTGGTTTCAATAAAGGCATCCTTGCTTCTGAGTTGGTGGCTTTAGACCAAGACATCGACATTTATGCCAACTTCATAATGCAGAACGGGGCCAAGCCTTCTGGGATGTTCACCACTGACCAAGTCATCCCTGACGCTAAATTCAAAGAGGTGGCTTCTCGTATCAAAGAGACATGGAATGCAATGACTGGAAGCCGTAATAGTGACCCGTCAAAGGCAGGCCAGGGGATGCTTCTTGACCAGGGTATGAAATACACCCCCATCGATATGCTGACTCTGCAAGATGCAGAAGCGGCAGCATTGAAGGTTCAAACCATGAAACGCATCTGTGGTTTGTTCTCTGTGCCGCCTGCCATGCTCGGAATTGATGACCAAAAATATAATAATACTCAGACCATGCTGGATGAGTTTTATAAGACCACGATGTACCCGATGATTATTAACATCGAGCAGAAGTTAAAGCAGCACCTTTTGCGTGGCTACCCAAATCTTTGCATTCGTTTCGATACCAAGGATTTTCTAAAGGGTGCTGCGCTTGACCAAATGAATTTCGTATCGGCAGGGGTTAAGGCAGGGATTATGACTCCCAATGAAGCAAGGGAGTACCTAAACATGAAAACCATGGATGGTGCGGATGAGTTGGTTTCCCCAGACAAAAAAGCATCCGAGCCTATTCCAGGGACTTCACCACAAGATACCGGTGGTGGCGGTGGTGGTCAGTCTCGTCGAGCAAATATCGGCACGACATGAACCAATTAAAAAAAGCATTAGCGATTCTTGCTTCACAAGTCAAGCGTACTAATGTTAAACTGCCAGTATTAGACAACCCCCATAAGATACGAGACGATGACCAATCTATCCATGACGGGGTGATACATGAAAAAACTAACTCTAGTTTGCGAGGCCAAAGTAAAACTGGCACAGGACGCAAACGAGGGCCAAAATCCAAACGGACGGATTGAGGCACGGGTTACTACCTGGGGCGCACGCGAAGGCGCTGACGGGCGCAAATTTAATTACCAGCCAGAAGGTTTCGCTGACTGGGCCAAAGAGTTCGAAGAAGCCGGCAAGCCGCTTCCCATGTTTCTCAACCACAATGACCTCGGTATGCCGATGGGTGAGTGGACGAAATTCGAATTCGATGACGATGGCATGACTGCCGAAGGTCGCCTCTACCTCAATACTGTTGGTGGTAATGACCTCTACCAAATTCTCAAAGAGTCACCCGGGATGTTCGGTGGGGTTTCTGTGGGTGCTTATGCAGAAGAAGCCTGCTGGGTTGATGCAGAAGGTAACCCAATACCAAACGGGCCAGATGGCACCATGTATTCGAATCCCGAAGTTGATTGGGAAAGTTGCTACTTTCAAATTACCAAGGGCGGTCTGCGTGAGGTATCGGTAGTCATGTATCCCAACAACCCAGATGCCGAAATTCAAAAATTAGAGATGTTCGATGCCACTGGGCAATTGAATATTCGTTCGGTTGAAAAGACTCTGCGTGAGGCGGGTCTATCAAGAAAAGATGCGACCACCGCATCTTTGGTTTTCAAGAAGGCCATCGAACAGCGTGAGGCGTTCGTTAACCCTCTTGATAAAACGCCAAGTCAGGGTGAGCCTGATGCGGTGGTAACGGAGGCTGATGCTTTACTCCAGGCTCTAATGGCTCGGGAATTGGCAAAGGCTTTAGACAAACGTATCTCGAAAGGAATCTAAAATGAGTATCGAAAAAGTTCTGGAAAAGGTAGATGCAATTGAGCAGTCCAACCTTTCCAAAATCGAAGAAGTAAAGACGGAAGTTGCCGCATCGGTAGAAACTGCTAAAGCCGAAATTGAAGAGAAGTTCAACGCTCTTGAGGCTAAAGTCGCTTCTATCAATGTGCCTGAAATTATGCGTGCGCCTGCGAAGACCATTCGCCAGGATGTAAACCGCATGGTTACTGAGCAACTGCGTAACTTCACCAAAGGTGGTGCCCGTATTCAGACCGAACTGAAAGTGTTCGAATCTGTTGACCAATACGATGCATACCTCAAGGAAGCATCTGCACTGACTGGCTCTGGTGCCGGCATCGGTGGTCGCACTGCGTATGACCCCGTGTTCCACCGCCTGCGTCTTGCTAACCCTCTGCGTGGCACTTCCCGCAATGTTTCCACCGATGGCTCTACTTATCAGTTCCGTGCCAAAGTTGGTAACGCTGGCCCTGCCTGGGGATATGCAATCCAGAACAACGGTGCGGCTACGACTGAAAGCACCAGCATTTGGCAACTTAACCTCAAAGATTTGAACGTGCAATTTCCGATTCGTACGGCTGCACTCGACGACATCGATGGGTTAGAGTCAAATGTGGTTGACGATATGCTGGTTGAGTTTAGCCAAGCAGAAGGTCAGTCGATGATTATCAACAATGACCAAGCCGGTTCGACCACCACGGCAACGGGTGCTACTGACGGTTTGCGCGGTTTGGATTCCTACCCTGGTGCCAATGCCTCGTACACCGGTGGAACCATTTCTACGGCTGCTTTCGGGTCTTCTGGAACCGCTTCGTCTGACGGTATGCACTCCATTGCTACCTATGACCAGTTGACCACCAACGGTTTCGGTTCTGTCAACGAAGTTACTTTTGAAGACATCATCACCTTCTTGCATAGCCTCCCGCAACAATACTGGAGCAATGGCAATAAGTTCTTGGTTTCGCCTCTGATGCTGGCTGGTATTCGTGGTCTGAAAGATGACAACGGCACCCCGGTATTTGAGCGGATGTCTCCTCTGGTATACGAAGGCATTGTCGGCAAACTGCTTGGTTACGATGTGGTAGTCAACGCATACGTTGATAGCCCCATTGCCAAGGGTGCTTCTGCTGGCACGACTTCGCTCTACCCGATGTACTTCGGTGACTTCAGCCGTGGGCACACTATCGTTGACCGCCTGAATATGGTTCTTCGTCGTTATGACCAGACTCAGCCCGGCTTCATCACCTTCTACGGTGAGAAGCGGCTCTGCTCTAGCGTAGTAGACCCGTTCAGCATCATCCGTTATCGTTCTACCGCGACGGGTGCTTAATCAAGCGAGGGGGGCTTCGGCTCCCCTCTCTTTAACGAGAGGATGAGAAATGAGTGCAGAAAAAAAACTTCTTCAGGGCATCAAAGAGTCGCTAATCTCAGGTGAGAAAGTGACGATTGACCTTCGTGAGGCTTCGACCCTTACGGGTTCAGGTCTTGGTGTCGGCGGTCGCACTCAGTTCGATGAGGTCTTTGCTCGTTTGCGTTATGCCAACCCTTTCCGCATGGGGTCACGAAATATTAAAGTCCCGTCTTCTTCGGCGGTGGCTTTTGTTGCCAAAACTGGTAACGCTACAAACCAGACAAATCCTTGGGGCTACACTTTTACCCCCAACTCTGGAACACCTAACACCGACACCTCTTTCTGGGTATTGCCAACCCGTGTTTTGACTGCCCAATTGCCGGTTCGTATTGCCGCCCTCGACGATATCAATGGCTTAGAAACTGGCCTTCTTAATGACATGATGCTTGAGTTTGGTCAACAAGAAGGTGCTTCGATGGCAATCAATAATGACCAGTCAGGCTCCACAACCACCACAACTGGTGGCACAGAAGGTTTGCGTGGTCTGGATATGTACCTGTCTGGTGCTGCCTCTGCTTACGGCACTAGCGGCCCCAATATGACCAACGGCATCCATACAATTGCCACGGTGTCTTTGGGCGGGGTTGCTCCTACCTACAACAAGATAGTAGACATTGCCAATGCCCTGCCGCCGCAATATTGGGCGCTAGATTGCACTGCTTGGTTTATGAGTCCGGCAATGATTCAAACCCTTCGCCAATTGAAAGACACTGCCGGCCTGCCTCTGTTCTTAGAACTAGGTGAGCCGGGTGAGGGTGGTGCGGTTGGTTCAATTTTTGGTTGGCCCGTTATCCCTAACCCTTACCTGTCTGCTAATTTCCCAATCTATTTGGCTTGCTGGGAATTTTTCTTGACCATTGCAGATGTCGAAGAATTCACTTGCCAAATGATGGAGGAAACGGCTCCCGGGTTTGTGACCATGTACTGTGAGAAGCGTTTGGCTTCCAGTGTGCGTGACCCATTTGCTGGTGTTCGGGCTTCTGCCGCCTAAGAGGTAAGCCATGCCAGTTGAAAATATGACGCTTGCCCCGTTTTATGCGGGGAATCGCAATCCTTTTAACTACGCCAAAATTGAGCAAGTGTCTCGGGATTTGGCAACGGCATGGCTCACCCTTGACCAAATAACGCAGCAATTAAACCTGTTCCAAGATGAAAGCCAAGACCCATACTTAGAGTCAATCGAAATCGCCACTCGCATGGCGATAGAGGACTACCTTGGCATGGCTATTTTCCCGACTCAATGGCGAACCTACTATGCCAACCTTGGGGTGTATAACACTCAATGGTTTCTTGACTTGCCAGAAGTGTCTAATGGGGCCAATGGGGTCACCATCAACAAGATAGAGGTTTACACCACTTCCAACACTGTGCCGGTTCAATTGGCTTCCTCGGCTTACTCATATGACCCGACAGGCAACCGAGTCATTCTCAACGAGTTGCCCAACAATCTGAACCAAAACATCGTCAACCCGATTGTGGTGACCTACACCCAGAACGCCAGCCCCATTGCCCAATACCCAGTGGTGAAGCAGGCTGGTCTGATGCTGTTGACGCATATTTACAACAACCGTTCTAACTCCACCGATGTGAATCTCAAAGAGATTCCATTTGGTGTGGCGCAACTGCTGCGCCCGTACAAGCCTTTGGTAATGTGAGATGCCAATAGTCCGGTATGAAAACCTCACGGTCAATAACGTCACCAATGGGGTCAATACTGTTGGTGAGTACACCACTTCGATAACGCCGTGGTTTGAGACCCGTGGGTTGGTTCACGACATTGCTAATAGTTTGAGGATTTCTGAGCGGTACCGGGCATACACTGACTTGGTTAGCATCACCCTCAATTACACCCCTAACGTCAAGCAGATGGTGGACAACCAAGAGGCCTACTCAATCACTTGGCGCAATCGGGAATGGCGAATAACGGATGTTCGGGAATCTAACGACCGACAAAAAGCGACATTCACTTGCTTCCGCAATGACCCGGTGGTGCCGGTATGAGCGTTCAACAGAACCCAGTCACTTATGCCCAGGCTATCCAGGCACAGTTAACCTCTACCGTGGCACCTGTGCCTGTCTATGCTGTTTTCAACCGCAACTTTGCAACCCAACCGAAGTTCCTCACTTGGCAATTGAGGAATGTCCACCAGCCCGTTTATACGGGTCAGATTCAGAGCAATAAAGGGATAGACACCCCGATTTTTCAGGTTTCGGTATTTGCTCAGAGTATGCAAGATGCTTTCACAATCTCCAATACCATATTACAATCGCTCCATGGTTATTCTGGGCAGTTTGGCGGGGCTTCGGGAATATACGTTTCAAAAGTGGACATAGATTGGCTTTATAACACTTATGACAACGAACTCGGGCTGAACCAAATAATCCTCGACTGCACTTTGGATATCCCGACATAAGACACGATTGACCAACTCATTTTTGAAAGGAACGAAAAATGGCACTAATCAACAAAGTCATGCCGGGATACTCCGCAACATTGTGGATGCAGGATGACGTTACGCCTACCCCTCTGACTGATGCTCAACTTGCCACTTGGACTGGTCAAGTAGCCGACATTATTGGCACCGCTGCTGGCGGTACTGGTACTGCTGGTTATGTGGTGCCCGTCGAGGCAATTCCTGCCTTTGGTGCAGATGATGCCTTTGCCGCCTACTCAATTGCTGGTGCGCGAACCGGAGCAAAAATCACAACTCAGAACCAAGTTACTTCGCTGACTATCACGGCGGCTTGGAACCCTGCTGACCCTGCCCTGCTTCAGATTCGTGCTGACGGCTATGGTGGCACCAACATCCGTACCTACGTCATTGCGGTCTACGACGGTACGAATACCGTTGCCTATTCGTTCAACGCCCGTGTCGGTGGCCTCCAGTGGGATATGTCTCCGTCTGCGGAAGGCAAGTTTATTTTCACGCTACACCCAACCGGCGGCAATTCTTACGGCTGGACAACCAACCCCTAACCAAAGCCCCTTCGGGGGCTTTTTCATAAGATGACGACAATACATAACACCAATGACTTGCTCTCCTATATTGTTGGCCTAGCACAATCGGGTCAAAAAAATTGGTTTGGTTTCCCGCAGCAACGCATTGCGGGAATTCATCTTGCATACGAAATGGCAAAGATTCACGGGGACAAAATGACCCCAGAGGAAATTGTCGATTACGTTGTGCGTTTGAATAACACCATCTTTGCCAAACTACTAAAGGGGACCGCAGAATGACTCTGAGCAAAAAACTCGGCAAAACAATCCAACAGGTAAGCGATGACTTACCTATTCGCAAAATTACCGTCGACCTTGGCGAAGTAAGGTTCGACTTGCGCGTGCGCGTCCCTCTCAAAAAAGAGATGGAAGAAATAAACGCTCGGGTTTTGTCGCCCACGCCAGAAAAGGTCGAGGCAATTTATGAGCGGCTTTCTGCCCCAATGCGAAAGACATTGGAAGAAGGCGGCGAAGAGTTTGTTGAAATGCTCAACAAAAAAGCCCAAAGAGTGGTGACCACCGACAACGATTTAATTATTGACGGGACATCATTGCGACAGGTTGCTCAATTGCAAGCCATGGAAGAAGCCAAGGTAGAGGAATATTTTCACCTTCTTGTGTCTGAGACTAACGAAGTCATCAATGAGACCTTCGACCAAATTACAGGCGAGTTCCCTGAGTTCGTAGTTAAAGAAATCGTTTCCAGTATTCATGGGGCTATCAACCCCGATTACAAAACGGCAAAAAAAAACTAAGGAAAAGTCTGCGCCGGCAAGTCACTGCCGCAATGATTTTTAACGGTCACACGGAGAAGTCAGTAAGTGAAATAAACGAAGAAATATTTACGGAGATTCAAGTTATGTATGCAGACGGGATGCTAGGCAATCGTGGGATTTATGACTCACTAGCACCCATTACTGCTGGGGTGTTCAACTACATTCGTCCCGAAGGCGCACCATCTTACAAACCAGAGAGTTTATTTCCGTGGATAAATGACTATTGGAAGAACCCTGATTTAGAGCCGACTGCTCAAGAGCAAGCAAGCAATGCTCTAATGGCTTACATGGCCCAGGCCAAAGGCTTTTCTAAAGAGAGGTTTGACCGATGACTGTCTCTTTCAAAATGGAAGGCTTTGAGGAACTCATCAAGCAGATGGATGGCTTGAGTGAGGAGATTGGCAAGGCAAAAACGGATGCCATTTGGCGCAAGGCTATGGGCTACGCCATGGAACCTGTCTTGCAAGATGCAAAGTCATTTGCCCCAAAAGAAACGGGTGAGATGGCAAACCGCATCTACATGAAAGTACATCGCCCCATGGCTCGGGATAAGCAGGGCAAGCGTTACGCTGGTGAGGCTTACATGGCACGGGTGACTGCAAGCCCAATCCGGTCAGAGTCGGTTCTGAATTACACCGTCAACAAAAAAGGCAAACTGCGAGCAACTTGGGCCAACAAATCGCCGGCCCCGGTATCGCAAGAGTTTGGAAATGCTAATCACGGTGCCAACCCTTTCTTGCGCCCTGCTTTAGAGGTTAATATTCAACGAGTGGAATCTCGGCTCGGCTGGTCTGTA